GGAACAGTGCCGGCAGCAGCCGACCCCGCCAGCTCCACATCGAACGTCACTGTCACGAACGGCGCGGTATTGATCGAGTGGTCATTGCCCATGTACGCGTAATCCAGATCCCGCGAGATCCGGTTGCCGTCGTAGATGGTACGAGAGAGGTTCTTCGTCAGGATCGCGTTGGCGCCTTCCGTCGGAGTGGGGTCGGTACCGTATACCGTTTCAATCTTTGCCAGGATGATCTGGTTGCGGGCAAATGCCATCATGCAGCTCCTTTACCGGTTGCTTGGACTCGAGGCCTGGGAGCCTCCAGCGGTTCTTTCGTGTCCTCGGGCTTTGCGGGCGATGGCGGCACCTGGTCCGTGCCGGCCACCAGGACGCGCTCAGCGTCCGGGCTGGGTCGGAAGTAGCTGCCGCCCTTTCCTCTGCTGTTCTCTTTGTTCATGGCATAACCTCACGCAGCTCGAGGAGCTGGAGTCAGTGTGTGTACGGGGAATGCTTTACTCGAGCGGATCGCCGCCGATGAGCAGGTATGCGCCGGACTGCAATTTGAAACGCGCCGGATTTTCGCGGACTTGGTGTCGGGAGGAGTACTTGTCCTGCCACCAGATGACGCCGCCCTTGAGCTGGATAACGTGGCCTTCCATCAGCGTCAGATCGGTGTGGTATCCATCCATACACCAGCCGATAGACGCATCACGCAAGACATTGCGCAGCCCTTCGAAATCTTCAACAGCGCACACCAGGTGCACCAGCAGGTTTGTTTCAATGGTCTTGGCCTCGAAGTAGTCGGTTCGCACTTCCTGGCTGCTGGTGCTGTCCTCGCCAGGGAAGACGCCAATCAGGGGCAGTTCTTCGTCGAGCTGATCAACAGGCTCCTGATCCTTAGCGTGAGTGATCCGCTTGAACTGCGCCGTCACTTCCTGGAGGTGCGCGATGTAGGCGTCGATCATAGTTTGCTCAACTGGTAGTTGATCTGGTGCATGAGCTCGATCGGGTATTGCTCTTTGACGAAGGCGTTGGCCTTCTCAATGACTTCCTGGCTGCCGAGCATTTGGGGAATCGAGGGGCCGTACAGCGCCATGATGGGCAGCCGCGACGTTTGCTCGCCCTTCTCTCGCTGATAGATGTGCACGTTGCCGCCAGTTTTCGCACCACCACGGCCGGCAGCAATGAATCCGCGCTTGGTGAGAAATCGACGTTCTTTCTTGTACAGCTTTGTGGTGGCACCGAAGCGGCTGCCGCGGGCGGTTTTCACTTTCTTAAACTGCCCGCCGAAATTAATGAGGCCGATGCGCCTGCCGATGTAGTGCAGGTACCCGGTAACCTGGTCGGGGCCCACGATGATCTTGATGCGACGAGACAGCGCATCGCTGACAGTCTTGGCAGTGACGTTGTACTTCTCCCGGCCTGCCCGCGACATGAGAGTGGCAGCCCTGGAGCGCAGCCTGGTGATGGTCGATATCTGCGCCTTTCGCAGCACATTCGGATCCATCGTCTGGATCATGTGCTTCAGGTCATCCTTGATCTCGATCATTTGATTTCCACTGTCGAGACATGGCCGTCGTCGGACACCCTTCGAAGTACAGTCCAGGTGCGATCGGACGTAATGATGAGGTCGCCTTGGAGTGGCTTTTCGTAGGGAAATTCCGCATTGGCGAACACGGCAGCGTTGATGTACTGCCCTGCCCCTGTGTCCTCGTCCACGACCTGCAGGTTACGCTCGATCAGGATCCGGATGGTTTGAGTCTCTGACCCACGGGTGTAGGTCAGATCCTCACCGAACACCCCGACTGAAATTGATGCAGCAAGATCGAACATCAGCCGGGGCCCTCAGTTATACCGATACGCCGTTCAGACGGACGTTGGCGGTAGTGGTGCCACTACCCAGGGCGTCCATGAACACGCCGATCAGTGTGTTGTCGGTAGCAGTGGTTGTGACCTCTTTGGCAGTGTTGTTCCAGTAGGCTTTCGCGAACTGGGTGGGCGTGTTGGCCGAAGTCTTCGGAAGTGTGAACACCCCCTCTACCTGCAGCTCAATTACATCCCCGGAAACACCATCGACAGAGCAAATTCCGAACAGACCGCCGGACAGCAAACCAGCACCGCTGGTCACAGTAGCTGCGAGCGTCACCGACACGGTGTTGCCCAATTGAACGAAGTTCTTCATACGTTTCTCCTGATCCCAAGATTTGGAGGGTTAAAACGAAAAAGGCCGCTAAGCGGCCTCTTATCGTGGTAGTTGGAACCGGTTACTGGCCGGCGTTTTTGAAGAGGCCTCGGTAGTCGATCACGCCAGCACCGAAGTCCAGCACTGCCTTGATCTTGACGCCATCCACATCGAAACCGGACTGGGTCTCGATGAACACACCTTCCTCCCCAGCCAGATAGGCGTACTCGATTGTGTCGATGCGGCTGGGCGTAGATGCCAGATACCAGGATGCCTCGCTTGCATCGTCCAGCAGTGGCTCCGTGATCAATTCCAGCTTTTTAGCGAAGACGTTCACATCCGCTGTCTCTGTTGCCATCACGGCACTCAGCAGCTTTTCGAAAGTGGTCTCCAAGGATGCAGGCGCCAATACGAAATCTGCGCGCAGATTCAGGTTGCGGGTGCCATTCATCGCTTTCTGGCGACGCATTTTCTTGCGACCTTCACTCAGGGTGGTTTCACTCGGCACCCCAGCTGTTCCCAAGTTATTGTGGTCCGCGTGGAAGATCCCTTTGTTGTCGGAGAGCTTGGCGTTATTGATAATCAGCCCCCACACCACGGTGTTCTCCAGGTCAGCAGCAGCATCTCCGAAGCTCAGGGGAATCCGAGTGAGCGCGTCAAGATCATCGTCAATGATTGTTTTGCGAGTCAGGCTGATGATCTTGCCGTACGTTTCCAGCCTGTAGGACTCTTTACCGTCGCCCAGGGTGCCGTACTTGTACTCGCCCTTCTCGTTCACCTTCTCCAGCGCAGGAGCTTCACCCAGCTGCACACGGTTGATGTTCTTGAAGTCGGTGGCTGAAACCTTTCGGGTGAACGGCAGGAACGTGCGCGGGTATCCATCATAACCAGCACGCAGGGACTTATTCGCCACATCCGCCAGGATATTCGGGAAGTCGCTGGTGGTGTGCATGGCTTGCACGGCAATCGCGTTATTACTCAAGCCATTGATGGAGATGCCACCCGCCTGCAGCACAACCCGAGCGATGTCCACTAGGCTCATCACAGTGAAGTCGTTGCCCTCTTTGCTGTCGATCAGGCCAGCCTTGGCCATCAGGCCCTTGGCGACATCCTGGCGCAGCACAGCGGTGTTGTTCGATACAGTGACATGAGGCACGGGTTGATTCTCCTGGTCACGCTTGGCCACCACAGCAAGGATGGCTTCACGGGCTTTATCCAGGCTCAGGTTCTGGGCAACGATCGCGGCCGTCTCATCAGCAGAGAGCCGAACGGAAGTGGCCAGCACCTGGATCTGGGCGTTGGTTTGTGCACGGGCAGCCAGGGCAGCATCCACGGCAGCCTGTACATCAGCCGCTGGGGTTGCCACAGCCTGAGGCTCGGGCGTGTTACCTGCAGGCTCTGCAGGGTTGATCGGATCGGCGCCGGTGGGGGCCGCCGCAGTCGTAGCCTTAGGCATAGTTGTTACTCCTTGCTGATTGGCGGTTTGCGCCGGTGATTCTCCAAGCAGACGGATGACGTCCTCTGGAGCGTTTTTGAAGTCGGAAATATTGAGTGAGGCTGCAGCTTTCACAGGCTCGACAATCTCGTCGATGAAGCCGTACGCCAGCGCGTCCTGGGCATTGATCCAGGTCTCATCGGCAAGCATTTCGGCCAGCTCCTCGCGGGTGCCGGTGAAGCGCTGCATGTAGATATTGCTGATGTCGGACTCGAACCCGTCGAGGGTTTCAGCCATCTTGCGCATGTCGTCAGCATTACCCCAGACCGCATTGATCGGCTTGTGGATCATCAGCCAGGCATTGGACGGCATAGTGATCTTGTCGCCGGCCATCGCGATGACAGAGGCCATGCTGGCGGCCATGCCATCGATGTGGATGTTCACGGGCTTGCTCGAGTACTTCAACCGGTTGTACACCACCAGGCCTTCCAGGATGTAGCCACCTGGTGAGTGGATTCGGACGTTGATCTCATCACCCTCGATGGCGTCGATCTCTTGTGCCAGAGTCAGCGCATCATTGCCGTCCCACCAATCACCGATGACACCATAGATCAGGAGCTCGCCAGATGAGGATAGGAGCAGCTTGCAGTCAGCCGGGTTATTCGTCTTTGCTTGGGGCATTGTTGGCGTCTCCTCGATGGACAGGCACTTCCTTGTAGAAATCAATTCCGTGCTTCGCGAATCGTTTTAAATCTGCAGCCATCTCTTCTGCCCACTCATCAGGATCGCGGTTGTTCTCGCGGGCCCAGTCAGAGAAGGATTTCATCTTGCCCTGCAGGGCGTTGAGTACGGCGGGGATCTCTTTCGGGGGATCAATCATTTCTCTGCGCGGTGGGGTCCACTCGAAGTACACCCCTTTAAGATCGTGGCCACGCAGGGAAGCGGCCTCAAGGAACCACTTCTCAATGCCCTGGCACAGCAGTGGAAGGATCATGTTCTTCTGCAGATGGATGATGGCGCGACCGAATTCGATGTGTCCCATCTTTCCAGTGGAGAAGTTGAGTCCTCGCAGGTCGCCAGTAGCAGCCTGGTACGTCACCCCGGAAGGCGCGCATGCCGCCAGCAGCTCAGTCGTGAGAAAGTCAGCATGTCCGCTCGTTGTGGGCGGTGAGGCGTAGGACACGTCCTCGTTATACCCCAGCTTGACTATCATGGCCGGCTCTATCTTCTCGGGCAGAATGTCCCCTGCTTTCTTATCGGGGTTGTCAGTCTTGATAAAGGTGCTATAACACGCGGCAACTTTTTGCAGCGCCAACACCGCGTCTTGGAATTCATCAACATTTTTCAGCCGCATGAATCCGGCGACACCGCGAGGCATACCCCGCACCTGGCCGGGCCGCTTCACTTCGTAGAGGTGGATCACGTCTTCCGCGGGCACCGGGCGGGAATTGAAACGCATCCGGCCACCCTCGCCCGGGTGCTCCTGGTGAATCCAGTAAGCGCGTCGTGATCCGCTGGCGTCGAACTCCACGCCTTGAACAATGCGTCCACCATCGGCCAGCTCCTGATTCTTCGTGTGGTCGAGGAAGTCTCCCTCGAGCACCCGGATCCGCAGAGGCACATCCATTGATCGGTCGTTGACGATTTGCCGCATGATGAGTGCATCGCCGCTATCGCTTTCTGTGCGGAATGCAAGCGATTGCAAGCCGAACAGATTGTTACGGCCATCTGCATCACATGACGTGGTCCAGGACCAGTCCTGCATCAACTGCTGGGCTTTTTTCTGCTTTGGTTTCGAGCTGGATTTTGCTCCGGGCACGATGCCGGCGCCGATCACGTTAAAGACGAGCGAGTCGGAGATCTTTGCGGCGTAGGGGTTGTTGCGCTTCTGCTCTCTCGAGAATGCGCGTACCGCCGGCAGCGCCCCACGGATCTCCGCATTAGCGCTGCTATCGCTGCCCCTGCTCCACCCCTGACCCCGACGCCCCTTGCTTGCGGCGTCGTATTTATTCAGGGCGCCCAGGTAGTCGAGGCGAGCTCTAGCAAATGCTCTGCTCGCACCCCATCCCGGGAAGACGTACCCGATAGTTTTGTCTATGACGTTGGACATCAGTAACCCTTGGAGAAGCTCGGATAAAGGACATCAGGCCCGCTGCTGGCCCCCGTCTTGCGCTGGAGCTCATCGCGGATGCTGCGCATCTCGGCCAGGCTGCGGAATACCACCTTGCGACCATTCATGGTGATCTCGGTGGCACCGGTGGCGATGGCTTCATTAAGCTTCTGTAGTTGCACTGCGTCAGACATTAACGGCTCCAATAATCAGACTTGCGCCTTTCCTCAGGCTTCGGCTCATCGTCTCGCTGCGCTGGATGGATTGAGTTCAGATCCAGGCCGAAGAACTGCTGAGATAGGCGTAACGCCGCCAGATTGCCGACACGGCAATCCAGCGCTTCGTTGCGCATGCCCCTGGGGCAGAAGTATTTGTAAACAGGGCGACCACGGCTGTAGTCGAGCTTCTTGAATTCCGCGGTGAGCATCTTGAAATATGCTTCCGTATACATCTCGTCTCTATTCGGGAAATGGCAATAACCTGGCCCCACTTCCTGAATTGCCAGCCTGTTGTAAATCAGGTCTTTTGCGTTCTCGGTACCCAGCAGCGTCAGATGAACCCGGTTCTTGTTCAGCTTTTTGGGAAACTCAACGATCGGCCGCCCCGGGGTGCTCTGGCCCTTGGTTGGGATCATCCAGTGGATGCCGACCTTCCGAGAGAACGCATACACCTCATCAGTAAAATGTCCGCCGGAGTCGATGCAACCCCGGCTCACCGGGAGGATCAACCCGTCATTGCGAGTGAACTGCTTTCGCAGCATCTCTGCCAGAATGTCCCAGACGGCCTGTGTGGACAGATCTCCCATGAGCACCTGGTACTCAAGAGAATAGGACTGTTCGTGCTGGTCCCATCCGCAGATCTCGAACTCGAACCGATCGTCCTGGGTGTCGATGCCAGCCGTGATAAACACCACCTGATCCGGGCACTGTCCGCCGTAGTTCTCTCTGCGACCATAGAGCGCTTCGCTCTTGGGCTTGTCAGTAGCGTCTTCTTTCCAGGTCTCCCCGAGGCGCGTGTTGATAAACGCCTTGAGCTTGGTGTCGTCTCCCTGGGTGGCTTTGTCCGCGGCTTGAATGTAGGCCTTCGCCATCTGCGCCCAGGTGAAGAAAATCGAGTACAGCGAGGAGTAGCGATCGAACCCTACATGATGCGGCTGGGGATCCATCACCTCATTCGTTGAAGCGCGGATCACGCCGTCGTCATCAATCCAGTCGCCGGCCTCTGACAGCCATCTGCCTTTGAGCCAGATTTTTGTCAGGTCCGGGTAGAAGAATTTTTTCTTGCAGTGCCGGCACAAGTAATGCGCCGTCGCAGGATCCTTGTTTGCGGCCCACTTGATGCCGTAATCAGCATCCCGTCCGCCCCACTCCAGCACCTGCATCCCATGGCACCTCGGGCAGGGAACCTCGTATCTGAAAATAACATCCGCTTCATTCAGCGAGTCGGTGATCTGGCAAGTGCCCTCAGTCTTGGGCGTGGATCCACGAATCGATTTTGGAAACGGGGAAGTCGTGATACGCACGTCGCCCAGATCGGTCGGCTTGCCTTCCCCGCCCACGTCTCTAACGAAGCCGGACAGCTCGTCGTAGATCGCAACGTCTTTCGTCAGCCGCCGGTAGTTACGCGGGCTCTGGCCGCCTCGGACATCGAGGGTGGAACCGTTGAACACCTTCTTGCTGAGCGTGTTGTCTTTCGACTTCTTGTCGAAGCTCGGGAATATGTCGCGAACTACATCGACATCGCGGATGGCCGGGTTGATCTCGTCTTTGACGAATTCTTCAGCGTCGCTATCTGTAGGTTGGAACACGACAACGTTCCGGCGTCGATGCTCAGCGAAGTAGCAGCCCGCAGCAACTATGATCTTGGTGTAACCAGTTCGCGCGGACTTCCGCCAGCTGACCACTGGAATGTCGTCGTTGCTGATGACGTCCATGATGCCCTTCTGGGGCGGGAGCGTTTCCCAAGGGCCTTCTACTGCGCTGGACTCAGGGCTGAGATAGAAGTTCTCGTCTGCCCACTTCGATAGAGTTAGGGGCTCCGGCTTGTAAAGCGCCTGGAGTCCCTTCCTGATAGCTGAGTCAATCGATTCCCTGCAGCCGATCCCAAGGGAGTTCTGCTTTGCTGGCTGCATTTTGCGCCTTGATTATCTCCCTGGTGATGTTGGTCATCTCGCCGGCAGTCAAGCTGGGCACCCGTTTCTTAACCTTCGAAGGGATGGCACCGAGGATCGCGGTGACTCGCTGCGCCAGTTCGTCGAGCGCCCACTGCAGGAGCTCGACTGGAGCCTGCTCTTTCCGCATGACTGCGTTCTTCATTTCAAGTTGGTCAGCCTGCTCTTTCGTCAAACGGGTGCGTTGTGCCTCGTAGTCTTCCGGATCCACCGCGCCAGCATGCTTCTGGTTGTTGTTTGCTATGCGGTTATCGACGACGGCGCGCATCGTGAAAAAGTTCTCGCGCCCAATCTTGGCAACCGGCTCTACGCCCCACTTGTCAAAGGCCTGCACCGAAATGCCCAGGCTTTTTGCGGTGTCGGATTTGTTGAGCCAATGGGCTTCACGTTGCGCCATAACTAAACAACAACCAGCTCTGGAAAATTTTCATAATTAGTGCGAAATCGCGAGTCCCGCCACCCGTACCCCAGAATCGGGGGGAGGACCCGCCGATGCACCAAAGTGGTGCATGTGACCCCTTTCCGTCCGTCCGCCCTGCCGGCGCACCACATTGGTGCATATCCCGCCCTGGCCTTCCGTCACTTCGGTGGGTTGCGGGCCACGGCCTCAGAATTCGAACCGCACACCGATCTGAAGGCTGGAGTTGTCGACGCGACGGTTTGCCTCCCAGTAGGGAGCTCCATCAATCATCGGTTCGGTAGACCCGGGCGTCTGGTAGTTGGGGTTCG